TGAACATGGGCTGGTTGTTGTACTCGTGGATCGCCACCACCGTCCCCTGGGTGGTTGCCATCAGGTCGGAGGCGTAGGCGGGCTGGTTGGTGGAAATGAACACCGAGATGTCCATGCGTCCGATGCCTGTGGAGGTGGCATCAAAGTTGGTCCACGCGAAGTACACGTACTGGCCGATGCCTGCGAACGCGGTGATCGGAGTGTTGATGTTGTTCAGCGGTCCGACGATGAGGTTGCCGTTGTCGTCTGCGGTGCACAAACGGAATCCTGTCGTGGTGCCGATAACCACGTAGCTGAGATATCCGTAAATGGTCTGAATAATTTCGCCCTGCGGTAGCTCTGCGGCAACTGTTGGAATATCTAGCGCTGTGCCGTCGGCCTTGATCGTTGTCTTGTAAATCAGACTGATGTTGCCTGCGGTTCCCGCCGCATAGATGTGGTTCTGTCCGGCAGCGAACCCAACCCATCTGAAGTTGGAGTTCGGGTGCGCGTACAACGGGGACGGGTTATTCGCAGATGACCCTGGCGACGTGGTGATGTTCCAAATCTTGTGTTTGTCTGAACCCTGACCTGCGACCATGAGACGGCCTTTGACATACGACAGGTAGCCAGCCTCAATACCCGTGATGTACGCCGACGAGGTGGATACGACTGCGTTGGTTTGGTCAATGTCTCCGTTGGCGTACGAGTAGAACACGTTGTAGCCGTCTGAGGTGATGCTGTAAATGTTTGATGCCGCGGTGCCCGTCACCGTGGTCACGGTGTTGAAGTCGGTGGTGAACTTCACGTTCTGACCGTCCGACCCGTAGAGGCGACCGTCGGCGGTGGTCGCATACAGGTTGCTGTTTGCTGACGAGTACACCTTCGTCGTGTCCTTCAACAAGGACAGACGGCCCTTGCTCCAGACATTGATTCCTTTTGAGGAGTAGAACCTAAACGGCTCAGAGTCAGATGCATCTGAGTATTCCTGGCCAGCTCCGTAATGCCACGACGACTGGGAGCGCCGCCACAAACCCTGGGGATTGATTGCGGATTCTCCGGGTTCGGCGGATTGGTCAACGGAGTCTCGGACTCGCGCATCAAATTGCCGGTTGAATTCGTTGGAGCGAAGATCAACCATGTACGGTCGTCCATTAATTGCCACAGGAAAAACATCTGGAACGAGCTGAGTTGAACCTGTTCCCGTGTAGTAAGCAGCTGCCGGGAAGTAGGCATTCGTAAAACGCCTGAGCGTAGTCATCGCTACTTCCTAAACTTGATTGGGTACTGAGCCTTCAGTCTTCCTGATTCAGCAATGATGCGTTCGCGGCGGAGCCTGAGGATGTTCGCAATAGAACTGGTGATTGCACCGGCTGGAACTTCTTCTGCCCTGCGCGTGTCTCCCTGAGCCTCTGTGAAGTTGCGCTTGATCTCTCGGCCAGCCATCATGCGCAGGATGACGCCCATCTCAACAATGTCATCACACGTTGACGGTAGAAAGCAGTTGGTCGTGAGATCGGATGACTCACTGCTGGCGCGTACAAACGGCGCCTTATATCTGACCCTGACATCTCCCGCCATGATTGACTCGTCAAACACGAGCGTGTTGCCAGACGGGAAGTCGGTGGTGGGCAGCCCGGTCTCAAGACGCACATTACGCACGACGGGGTGCTCATCGGTCAGGTAGCGAAGGCGCGCATCAAGGATCCCCAGGACAGTGCCAGAGTTCTCGATGTCAATCTGACGGTCGCTTCCGTTGTATTCCAGGTCGACACTTACGACGCGAAACAAGCCGTTAGAAGACGAGGAAAGATCGTCAAGCTCTGAGTTGACTGCGTCAAACATCTGCGCCCGCGGAAAGCGCGGGCCAAGAGTGATCATCGCACCAGAGGTGTGAGACGTGGCCGCTGATCCCGCGTACCCGCGTTGTACCGTCAGTGACTTTGTGGAGGAGTTTGCTTCCCAGACATAGAAGAGTTCTGAGTCAATTTCAAATACAGCACCAGCACGGATCCCGCCAAGATCGTAAGAGCAGATAACAGTGGTGTCATCTGCGTCAATAGTCGCCGCCAGTTTGTTCCGCTCTTCAACGGTCCCCGCTAACATTTGGCGCGACGCTCGATTGAGGATCGTCGCAACGGTGGTCATTTAGTAGGTGTAGCCACCGTACCCAGGGAATGAACCTGCCTGAGCACGAGCAGCCTTGTTCGCCTTTCGTGACTTCTTCGTGGTCTTGGGGGAACCAGCCATTTCTTTAGCTGGCTTCCTCCCCTTGGACTTCTTCACTTCTTCTTCTTGCCCTTCTTCATACCAGCCTTCTTGGAGCCGTATTCCATCATGCGCTCCTTGGGGCCCTCGGCCATCTCGTGCTTGCGGTTTTTGCCGCTCATCTTTCCCTTGGCCATTACTTCTTCTTCTTTCCCTTGCCCATCTTCATGGTCTTGCCAGTCTTCTTGGCCTCAGCCTTAGCCATGGCCATACCCTTCGCGGTGTATGCGTATTCCTTTTTCCCAACCTTAGGCATGATCAACTTCCTTTCGTCTCACCACTTTACCTTATTGGCCCAGTAGGCCGCAGACATCTTACCCTTGGCGATGTTCTTGGCGTGGCGAGCCTTGAAGGATTCGCGGCGCTTTCGGTATGACTCGGACTCGCCCTTTTTCTTGGGTGATCCAGATACGCCCTGCTGCCCAAAGCGGATCAGCTTCACGCGGCTGCCCTCTTTGGCTAGGACGGCATGTGACTTGGTGGCGTTGGGCGTACGCTTCGGCTTGTTGTAGCCAGCAAACTTCTCGCCCCTGTATTCGATTGTCATTAGTCCGCTGTCTTTTCCAGACGGGCCGATCCGTCTATCTGTGTCGGCTGCCCACCCGACTGGCGGATGCGCTTGTATGCGTCAAGATCCTTGTCTAGACGGCGTTCTTTTAGGTTCATGTCCCTTACATTGCCCCTGGTTGGGGTGGCTGCACCAGACACTCCGACGTGTGCAATGCGGCATGCAAAGCAGCCCTCGACATCAAGATTCGGGTGTGTTTCCCTGTGTTTCATAATCCCCTAGCTGACGTATGCGCCGTATCCGGCGGCGGTGAGGTCTTCCTTCTCTTGCTGCGTGATCGGGTTCTCGTGGCCGCCGTAGTAGATCTTGACGACAACTGAGGGATCGCGCTGCTCGTTCTCAGTGTACGTACCGTTTGTGAGCTTGTAAACATTCTTGCCGCGCTCGCCCGGGGTGAGGTACCGAAAGAAACGATTGGCAATTCCGTATCCCTGGTAGTCGGCCCAACGAACAACATCGTCGGTAGGTGGGCGGAAGAACATGACCTTTGCCCATGTAGCCGCAGTATCTGAACCCGTGCCGGATCCAGTCGCCGTCCGGCGGTATACCTTCCTGCCACTGCCAGTTTCGGTTCCAGCGCCAGAGCCAGTCGACGCACGGAAGTGTTCGCGTCTGAATGCGGCAACTGATTCCCCAGTCCCAGATCCAAATGCTTGCCTAACTGCACCGAACGTTGATTCGTCCGTGTGTGTTCCTGCGCCAGAACCAGTTGCCGTTCTGATGTTGATGACTAGGCGCGTAGCACCGCCGCCACTTGAACCCGCACCAGAACCCGTGGCACTACGAGAAAGGATTTCAAAGTATGCAACCGAAGCAGAGCCGGATCCAGACCCGGTGGCCGTGCGCGGAGCAATGTGCAACCCAGATGCTGTCTGTGTCCCAGCGCCGGAACCAGTTGCTAGACGTGCCGATACGCCGAGGAAAAACGCTGGGGCCGGGTCATAGTACGCAGACGCGAAAGACGTCTGACGTTCTGTTGAATACCTGGTTGGTGACTCAATCTCTGCCCTGCCGAAATACCCGGGGGTATTTACAAAAGCAAACTGAAAGTCTGAAACTTGATTTCCGCTTGGGTTGGCTTGGATTGCGGCGTATTCCGAGCCAGTCCCACTGCCAGTCGCTGTTCTTGTTGTTACAGAAAGAACTTCGGTGAGTTCAAAAAGTATAATTGCTGTTGACGTGTTTGCGGCAACACTCGTTGTGAAATTTTGCGCAGTTGTGCCTCCTGTGGGATTTTTCCATTGGGAAACAACGGTCATCGATGTCGAGGAAGTACCAGTATCTGCGACCTCGGAATAAAGAGTTGACCAAGCGCCTCTAGTAATATCGCCGTCAGCGGTTACAGTTGCGTTTGTTGCCCATCCCTGTGCTCCGATTGCCGAATTACCAGCGTTAATAGTCATGCTTCTGTTCAAAGAGGTGGAAAGTTGTGCATTACCACTTGTTGCATAGACGGACGCCTTGTAACCGCTTGGTGCAACAAGCTTCCAAACGAGTATTGCTTTACTTGTCGTGTCTGGTGAAAAATTTACGGTGAGCGTGTCAGATGTTGTAAGCGCAGTGGTCACATGGCACAAAAAAACCGACAATGTCGTACCAGCGTTAGCAGCACCGGGATCATGATTTTGTGTTCCTGCTGTCGTCCAGGTGTTCGACTTCGAATCCGAAATCCCACTAGTGGATGAAGCGCCATTTGTCCCGGCATTGTCCGCCGCAACAATGGCAAACACTGTGTCCCCGACAGCGAATGACGCAGTAAGCGTCACCGTCAAAGACGACGACGACGTTGTTGAGTTGGCTTTGCCAGCCTCTGTGATTGTCAGGGCCACGAAGGGCTACCTGTTTAGTCCAGCGACAGAGTCAGCGTGGTGATCTGGAAGGTGTCTCCAGCAGTAACCGCAGCAGATGAGGAGAGTGCGCCAGTCCACAGGCAGTTGCCGCTCGTGCTTGCATCCCAGAGCGACCAGTGCGTGTAGGTCTCCGTGCTGGAAACGTTCGTCCACTCTGCGGTTCCAGATGTGGCCATGCTGCCGCTTGACGCAGCGCTCCACGAAACAACCTTACGCGTTGCTTCAGTTGCGGCGTTGTTCGTGCCAGCTTCGCCCGGGTCGCCAGTGTGCAACTTGATGTAAGTGTTCGCAACGGAGAACGCCGTGTTCGAGAGCGTCTCAAGCAACTTGTTCTCAGCGTAATTCGAAATCGACATGATTACCTCTCGTCTGAATATAGCAGAAAGGGGGCGGGCCGAGGGGAGAACGACCCGCCCCCCACTTTTTCTACTGGTTGCTTACGAGGCGTTTGCGCCGATGCTCGACGAGCTCTCGATGCGACGGAGCGACGCTTCGCGGAAGCGAGCGTAGCCACCGAGCCAGTACCAACCGACGGGCTGGAAGCGCTGCAGCGAGTCAACCACCGGTCCGCGAATCACGCGCGGGAACGGTCCGTTGCCATCGACAATCGAGTGCGCCTTTGCAAGCGCCTGACGGCCCATGATGTGCGTGCAGTACACGTCGATGTTGCCCGTGCTGCCAGCTCCGTCCGACGCGTTCTCGAAGATCTTCGCGCGCGGCGTCTCAATGAAACGCACGCCTTCGAAGGCTCCGACTTCGCCGTTGTAGATGTTGGCCGGGTCGCTGTACACGTGCGGGTCGCGCCAAGAGGCAACGCCCGTCTCGCGACGAAGATCGTACGACACGTCGGGGTGGATGAAGCCCATGTACATGCCATTGAACGACACCGAGTTCGCCTTGCGGAGAGCGGCGACGATCTTGCGGACGTCGTTCGCCTCGATGATGTCTTCGGCTTCGATCGCCGTGCGGGAGGTCTCGTCCGATGAGCCGCCACCGCCGTAAACGACGTTGGTGCCAGCGGCGAGGACATCGCGGATGATCGAGTCAATCGAGATACCTGCGTTGTAGCCAACGACGTTCGCCGCAGCAGCGTCGACGTCGAGGAACGACGTGCCACGCAACTTGGCGGTCGTGTTGACCGCATTGCCGTATTCGGCCAGGGTTACTTCGACCTGGCTGTCGGACATCGCAACTGCGCTGACATCCGAAGTTTCGGTCAGAGCCGTGGTCGCCGCAGCAAGATCGTTGAAGATCGTGAACTTGACGGACGAACCAGGCATTGCCTGGGCGACCGGCATGACGTCCGCAACCGCGTCGAACAAAAGTTCGCTGCGGAGTGCGAAATACGCAATCCGGTCAAATGCAACCTGATCAGTGAGCAGGCTGCTTTGCTGTGTGTATGACATACCTGTTATTTCTTTCCCCCGACAGGCGCGGGGTCCTGCGGGCTAGATATTGCCTAGTTGGTTAGCCTGAGCCAGCAGCTGCATCACTTCGTCTTGACTACGAGCCTGATTGATCTTCGTGTGGAGATCCAGTTCCTGATTGGCGGTCTCACTGGCGTTGCCTGCACGCTGCAGTCTGTCCCAGGCTCGCTTCTCGGAATCGTCCGCAACCTCTTTCTGGGTGGGCTTGAGAATCTGAGCCTCTTCAGCTGCTGCGCGAATAGCCTCGGGTGAGATCTCGCCTTCGTAACCCTTGATGAAGTACTTGGCAACCGGAGCATTCACATCAATGCCTGCTTCGGCAAACGCCATCTTCCTCTTCAAGGATTCGAACTCCGCTGCCTGCTGACGAAGGAGCTTGTTTTCCTGCTCCATCTTCTTCAGGTGTGCGCGGACGGGATCCTTGTGCGACTGATCGCTCGTCTCGTCGTCGAACTCATCGATGACATCTGACATGGCTCACTCCGTTTCTTTCTGCCCACTTCCCAGAGGAGGTCCGAGAAGGCTGCGTTATGGAAACTATAGCACAAGACCCATTGTGTCAATGGTTACTGCGCGGTTCCTACTCCGGTTTCCACAGAGCCCGACGTCGCACCGCTAGTGGCCGCGAATCGGCCACCACCGGAAAGTGCTGCAACGCGGGCTTTCTTGCGGCGCTCGATCTCAGCCTTGGCTGCCTCGTCATAGCCAAATGCGGCACCGAGCTGTTGCTGCTGTGTGAAGGTCTCTTCGGCCATGCCGGGGAGCCCACCGAAGAGCTCGCGTTGCTGGGCGATGGTGCTGAATTGCTTCTGGGCCTCAGCCATCGTGACACCACGCGCGGCCAGGTCCTCGGCGGTCTCCGCGGTCAGCTTCAGGCCAGCCTGCTCGGCGGCCCTACCAGCGATCTTGGCAGCCGTGGCGCGACGCTTCAGCATCGTGATGCTCTCGCTCGGGTTCAGGAAGTAGGCCACGAGGTCTTTGTCCTCGACCTGGTAAAGCTCTTTCATCTGGGTCTTGGTGGCGGCGTCTGCGTTGACAACCTCGTTATACGCATCTGACACCCGGTCGTAAAGCTCCTGGGGGGCAACGTCGCCAGCCATGAGCTCCTCGAAGATGTCCTGGCGGTTGAAGTAGTCCAGCATGCCAGCCGAACGCAACGCCTCGCGGTAGGAGCGCTCAAGGCCAATGTAGGTGGCCGGGGCCAGGGCTGGCAGGCCGTTGGCAGCCCGCTTCACATTGGCGGCAAAACGCTTCTGGTAAGCCTCAGTATTTCGGATCTCGTAGATAACCGATGTTGGCTCCTTGACGCCACGAGCCAGCAGCTCGTTGATCTTGTCCTCCATGTCGTCCAAGCCGAACTCCGACAGGTACGCCTTGATGCGTGAGAAGGCATTCTCTACTGTTGGGTCGAGTGCCTCTTCGTCTTCGCCATCGTCATCTGGGGTGAGGTCGACGCCATAGAGGGGGTCTCCCCACTTGCGCCCGTACTGGTCGTCTGGTTTGTCCTGGTTGGTCTCATCGGGCTTCTTGACTTCCGGGGGCGTGAACCTTTCGCCCTCGAACGGGGTATCAACCCCGATCATGCCCTCTGATGCTGCGCGCTGGTAGTTGACGTCACTCATTAGATCTGCGTCCCGAATGTTCTCTCAAGAATGCTGATTAGGTTTGCCGCCTCTGTCTTGGCCTCGCGGGTGTTCTGCCACCCGTACTGCGGATCCCTGCGGAGCATGTATGCCCATTCGTCGGGGCTGAGGCTTTCACCATTGGCGTTCTTCTGTAGGGCGCGGGAGAACTTCTTGTCCGTGACCTTGATGTCAAACTTGTTTATATCCAGGGTACTGGCTGCGATCTCTCGGTAAGGCTCAAAGACGTCTTCCATGCTGTAGCCCTGGTCGAGCTGCTGCGAGAACTGCGGGTACATGATCTTTGCGTAGTCACGAGCCTGCTTCATCAGGCCCTCTTCCGTATAGGTGATGCCCGAGTATTCGGTCCCGGTCAACGCTGACTGAATGCGCTTGTCCAGATTCGGCGGGGAGTAGCCGTATGCGTTAAGTGCCTCGCGAAGCGCGCCAGCCATGTCAGTCTGCTCAAGAGTCGGGGCTCCGTCACGAGCAGTTTGGCGATCCGGAATTACCGAGTACGCGTAGTACCTCGTCTGAAGCTCACTTGCCTTGTTGCTCAGGGCATACGTAGCAATCTTGGTGAGCTGGCTGTCATCAAGCTGGAGTTCACCGAATGTCTTACGCAACTCAACAATCTTGTTGTCAAGCTGTTCCTGCTTTGTGGCCGGGGGGAGGATTGCCCACTCGCGACGACTAGGACCGACTTTGGTGTAGAGGTTGGTTGCCTGGACTTTTCTTGCCCACGCATCCCGGCCAGCCTGGCTATCAAGATCGTATTGATCGGGGTTGTTTGCGTAGTCAAGGAGTAGGTCAACAAAGTCACCACCGAGCTCCCGGCGTGCTGCTGCTTCGCCTTCTCCGCCGTCGACAATGGACGCGTAGTTGGGGAACTGCGCAATGAAGTTTGCGCGCCAGTCAACCGGCTTTTTCTTCTTGTCTTTAGCAGCCATTACTGACCCAGCGCCTCAAACGCGACTGACATTGCCTTGCCCAATCCATACGCAACACGTTGCGAAGGATCTGCCTGCTGGGCGAATTCCTTTGCTACAAGTCCCGTCTGTGGGGTCTGCTGGCCGCTGGCATAAGCACCACGTTCACGGCTGCGGATGAAGCTGGCCGCCTCGGCAAGCTCCTTCTTTGTCGGCATGCGGCCAAGCTGCTGGAGAAAAAGCTCGCGGCTGTAAGCCATGACGTCCTCATCTGAACTAACGCGGATTGACGGTCCGCTTGTCTGGCCGCTAAGTCTGTTGAGGTAGCCAATTGCAACATCGATGGTCACCCGGTTCTGGTTTGCAAAGTTAAGAAGCTGAGCCCAAGCTTTTTCGTCTTGGTTGCCCCAGCCCAGACCCTCGCGTAACTGCTCGCTGACCTCGGAATCCCCGTACCAGCCAATGCGCTTGAGTTCTTCGGAGATCGTGACCTTTTGTTCGGTTGTGAACTTCGGGCTGGTCAGCGTCTTGTAAACAGTAAACGGATCGGAGAGGTCGTACTCCTGTGCGGCCACACGTCCATCGGCATCAAAGAGGACTGGACCCTGGATGTAGCGGGTCTGCGCAACGGTCTTTGCCTTGCCGCCGCTGTAGTAGATCTTGACTCTTCCGCTCTCCTGGAGCGACTTGATCTCTGCCTCGCTCATGGACGAGGAGTAGCCATTGAATACAACCGGCTGATGGTTGCTAAGCCCTGGGATTGTAAGGTCTTCTGCCACTAGATGTCCACTTCCTGAACCAAGAAACGCTGCCAAACTCTATCAAACTCTGGGTTGCGCGCTGCGATGGCTTCGCCGTATCGGTACAGCTCGTATCTTGCGTTGGCTGACTTCTTGGACTGGAAGCTCACGAGATCACCGGATCGCATCAGAGCAGCACGCCGAGTCAGATAGCCGCGAACCAAGGACGCAATCTCGTTGCCCTTCAGTCTCGGGTCCTCAACCAACTTGTACATCTGGTCAATGTCGTTGGTCAGTTTGTTCGCTTCGAACTGCGCGCGCTTGGGGAAGCCCGGGAGTTTCTGGTTGAGATATTCGCGGTAGTTGCGGAGAATCTCAATCTGCTTGTCATTCGGGTTGGCACCGAACATACGTCTGGCTGAGCGATACTTGATTGAGCCGAGGCGCTGCTGGGCGAGCTCAATCATTTCCTTATCAGTCAGCTTCTCTCGGCTGCCCTCCTGCAACTGACGTTGCCAGACGGTGAAGTCAAAATCACCGCCGCCGCGGGGGGCCATGAAGTAAGCGGTATCTGGGTACTGGTTGATCAGGTCTTTGTTCTCGCGCTCCCATGCACCGAACTCGTAGGTCGCTTCAAGACCCTGGGCTACGGCGCGGCTCTTCGAGCTGACGTACAGCAGGAGATCCTCGCCGTACAGCTTGAGGAACTTGTCAACCGCAGTGTCGTAGTCCTCGGACTCAAACTGACGAAGCTCCTTCTGGAGTTCGTTGACGAACTTGTCGCCCTGCTTTGTCGGAACCTGGAACTCGGGGGCCGGGGAGGCCGGGCCGGTGAACTGGCCAAGAGCGCGCATGATGGTGATAACCCCAGCAAATTTCTTTGCATCGGCCATCAGCTGCGTCTGGCCCTCTTCCGTAGACAGGTCATACTTTGCCGTATTGACGGACAAGGCGCGGAGTGTCTCCATGTATGTATTGCCATAGGTGGTGTTCATCGCCACCTTGTTTGTACGAATGGCATCGACTACCGGCAACATTTTTTGTAGCCACGAGGGGACTGGGTTTGCGGCATCGGCCATGCTGACTTCTCCGTATGGAAGCAGCAGTGTCTTTACCTGGTCGTACTTCGGCACATCAGGCAGGATCGAAGACAGCGAGAAGCTGGCCCATGGCCCAAGGGCGGGATAAAAGCTGATGCCCTGCGAAAGCCTGTTCAACGGTGCGGCAAGTGGCGCGCTGATGCCGGTAAACAGTTTTGTGATTGTGCCCGACATCGGGAAAGTGAACATCTGCTCGCCCGTAGTCGGATCCTGATAGATGAAGCCGCGACCGTCTTGGTCTGGGTCGGCTTCGGAAACACCGCGGTACACCTTGTGGAACTGACGGTACAGGTGGATGTTGTCCTCAACTGCGAGCTTCATGTACTGGCTGAGAACATCTCTCCATGCGGCTTCGAACGGTGCAATGATCCGCATCGCATCCTGGTAGTTCCTGCGGAACGACGCGTTGTACAACAGGTTCTTGGTTTCCTCAATGCCGACAAATCGCGAATAGTCATCGAGCTCCTCGACGGTAAGTGTGCCGGTGACGCCCTTGCGCTTCGGCAGATTCTCAATTGCATCTGTCACCTGTCGGCGCAACTTGCTTTCACCGAAGTATGCGCGGATATTGCCGTTTGACTTCTCGTAGATGTCCGCGTACAGCTTCATGCCCTCTTCGTACGACAGCTGATCGATGTGCTTGACCACCTCGTCGTAGTAGTACTGGCGGAACACTACGGACTTCTCAAGCTTTCGTGAAGCCATATCGTAAAGATTGAACCACCAACCAGTGGCTTTTTCCATTCCGCGTACGGCAGTTTCGTCGAGTGAGTCAAGCTTGCTATTTGCCCGGTAGTGCATGCGCTGTTCACGCGGATAAGTAACTGCGAGTCCCTTGCCCTGTGCGCTGTCGTAAAGCGGAGCGTCATCAATCAGTCTGCGTGCTTCTTTCGCGCCAAGACCGTTGAAGCCAGCAGTTGCAGCATTCTCTTTGAGGATGGGGACAAACGTAACGGTATCGCCGTCAATCCTCTGGATGATCCCCTTCACTTCATTGCCGTCGATCTCAAGCTTGCGCGTCTGGCCAATGCTCAGTTTCTCCTTGGCCTTGAGCGGGAAGGCAGACGCGCTTACAACCTGTGCGTTCTTCAGATCGCCAACTGCGTTGTGGGCAAACAAGAAAACGATGTCGTCAAGTTGGCCCGTGTCATACTTGATGCCATCAATGACAACTGTGCGGATGTAGTCGTTAAGGACTCTTCGGTATAGTTCTGGCTGGGCGGTTTTGAGTTGGCGCAGGAAAATAGGCGGGAACTGCTGAAGGGAGTCGGTGGCGCGATCGTAGAATTCGAGCCCTCCAGCAAAAAGTCCATCGAGGCGCTTGAACGTGTCGGTCCGATCGTTATCGAGGAATTTAATTACTTCCTCGACGATCTCATCGTCAGTCTTTCCCGCGCTAAGCGAGAGCAGGACCCTGTTGTCCAGAGTTTCAGAAAGTCGCTTTTGCGCAGACTGGATAACTCCGTCCGTGTGGTACTGCTTCTTGTATCCCTTCGGACCACCTGCTCTATCAAACTGAACAAATGAATTCGACTGCCTGCTGTGCAGCATTTTGTCTTGGAGCGTAAATCCAGGCCGCATCGCCGCAACGTCGAATGCCTCACGGAGCTGCTCAAGAGCACGGCTTGGGCTTGTCTCTTCCCAGGCGCGGGGGCGCACACCGGCCACCGCCAACGCGCGTCCCTCTTCTGCGGCGGTTCGTGCAGCACCAGCACCAAGGTCAGTGAAGTCAACGCCGGTAAGGCTCTTCCCGAATCTGGCACCAACAAATGTGTTGATGTAGTCGACGGGGTGGCGGAACTGGTTGACTCCGCCGGTTGCCATTCGAACCTGAGCATCAAGCATGTTTCTGAGCGCGTAACCACCGGTAGCCAAAGTGGCCATCTTCCAGATGCGCTGCTGCAGTAGTTCAACTGCAGCCAATGTAAAGCGCTGCTCGCCAGTGGCAACTGGCCGGATGACAGTCTTTTCCAAAGCCTTGGTTTCAAGGTCGATCTCGTCAATGCGATCACGTGCGTTGATTCGGGCCGGGCCCTTCAGGCGCTCAAGGCTTTCACGCTCGTCGAGCAGAGAGTTGTACTTCGCAAGGTTCTGCCTCTCAACTTGCTGGACTTTCCTGAGCGGGCTGCGGCTAGTGATGCCAAGCTTCGGAATTACCTGTTTACCAGTTACCTCGCTGGTCAGCAGCTTCCTGAACAATGGGCTTCTTGTCAGTCTGCGGACTTCACGGACGTTGGGCAAAATCTGGCCTCGCGACAACAGGTCTGCGAGCTGAGCAGGTTGAGCGAACCTGACATCCTGGAAGGTGAGCCCGGCTCCCTCGAACATCTCGTTGAACAACTCCGGAGGTAGTTCGTCGCGGAATGATTCGAACAGGGTGTTCATCAAGCCATTGTCCGTTTCGACTCCAGCCCTATTTCTGAACCATGTTTGTGCTTGATCAATCCAGATCTCTCCACCCTTAAGGACGTCGCTGATGACGTCCTCCTCGATTCCAGCCGAGGTCATGAACTGACGCAGATATCCCTTGTATGAGTTGATGGCTGCGCGCTTTGTTGTCGGAGTTGCAAACTTTGAAAAGCCCTGGAGCAGACCAATCCGCCCATCGGAGCCGTTCAATACAGCCTTGATCTCCTCGTCAGTTGCGCCACCGGCACGCAACGAAAGAACCATGTTCTTGACTGAGGTTTGGTTCTCAATGTCGCCACCACGGATAATTACCTCATTGCCCGGAACCTCGCGCAATGCGCGAACTTTGCGCAGCGTTGAACCAACCACATTGCGCTCAACTTTGTATTCACCGATTGCAGCCTTGAGGGTTCTCTCGCCCATGGTCCACGGCTCTGACAAAGCGGAAATAATTTCGTCTTCCGTCTTTGCTTTCTGCAGACGCAGCGCCATGTCGGTTGTGATTTGGCCGTTGAAAACGTCTTCCCAGATGTATCCGGCATCGTCGCTGTCGCGCAATGCCTGGACCATCTTCTTGGCATAGGGATTGGTCCGCCAGAACTTATCGAACTTGATCGCATTGAAGGTCGCACCAGACGCCTCGATGGTCACGCCCGATTCGCGCAGATACTTCTGCTTTGTCTTTGTCAGACTCTTCACCAAGCTCTTGGCGTCTGCCTCGCTGAGTAGAGGGACGAGGCCCTTTAAGCCAGCAATTGCACCTCCGGCTTTCATGAGCTCTTCGCGGCCTTCACCACTTATCCGAGCTGCAATCCCGTACTTTGCAAGGTTAAGACCTTTTGAAACGTATTTCCCTGGCTCCGGAAGAAAGATGTTGAAGAGCGCGTCGATCAAGCCCGAGCCGTAACGATAGGCGATGTCATCTTTCTTGAAGATTCCAGCGGTGGACATGACTCCGCGTCCAAGAGTGAATGCAGACCCATACACGGTGCCACGAGTTGCGCGCGATCGCGCCGCTTGCTGGAGAACAATTTCTTTTCCTGGCAGGAAGCCTTCACCAACGAGAGACCGATTGTCCAACATTGTTGCAAGTGTGGTGGAGCTAAGCGCCCCAGGGATGTCAATTCCTTTTCCTGTTACCGTCTGACCAATAAAAGTATTAGCAAGTTCCGGTACGCCCATAAGTGTTCCGAGTGACCAGCGCGAAGTAAACTTAATCTTCGGATATACAGCTTGCTTTACAGCCCCAGCAAGCTCATTCGACACAATGTCCGTGGCAAACTCAATGGGCTTCAAACCGACAGTCTGAAGAGTTTTTGCAATCACACGCTTTGTGTAACCAGCTGCGTTGTATGCGGCTTGGATCGGAACGTTCAACGCTCCGATTGCTGCTTTCTTCTGGTCAAACGAATCAAGATCGCGATTCGCCGCCATCTTCCCGACCTGGTCAATTGCCGCAGTAGAAGCACCGGCCTTAGCCAATGAGAGCTTTACTTCTGGCGAAAGCCAAGGTGCGCGGTACTCAATCTGCTGCAACTTCATTGCAGTAGAACGCGCGTACGCAGGCGAAACCTGGTACTGGAACGTATTCATGTCCCGGCCTAGCTGGCCGAGATACTCGCGATCCTCAGGGAAAAGCGTTTCGTAAGCCACTAAAACGCCCCATAGCGAGACAGGAGATCTTCGAGATCCTCGCTAGGGAACATTGCAGCGATCTGGCGGATCTCCTGAAGTGCCATCTGACCGTCGTTCATCATCGGCATTCCAGCCTGGAAGGTGTTAGGTCCAGGGCCAAACGGTGCTCCCGCTGTGATTGGTTCATCCGGACGCAACGTCGGCGCCGTGATTGATGTCAGTTGTCGACGCGCTGGCTTTGCTGCTTGCGCTGCAGAAACTTCAGCTGGTGATGCACCCATCGGGACGATTGACTGCGCGTCGAGCTGTTGCTTTGCTCGTCCGTAGGTCTGCCCTTTGGCTGCTGATTTAGCAATCCTCTGTGCGGGATTCTGTAGATCAAATCGGTTCGCCATCTCATCCTCCCAACTGACTCAGGAGCTGCTCAAGGCTTGGTTCGCCAGTGGGTCCAGCAACCGGAGCCTCAGCACCCATACCAGGCATTGCCAATCCTGGCATCGTCTCTGGGGCTCCCATCGGCATCGCTGCCGCTTGTCGTTCTTGTGCCCTGCGGTTTGTCGCTTCTACTGCTTCGTACAGAGTCACATCGTTTTCCATCACCAGTTTAGTGAGGTACGCAAGATCTTCAGGCTGATACGGGCCATTCGGATCGACCGCTTGCTGTTGGATGCTTGACAGCAGTGCAGCCTCAACGCCTTCGGAGATGATGCGGTCGTGTTCGAACTCTGGGTCGGTGATGAGCGGATCTGCTTCGCGGGCGGTTTCCTTACTCATGAGTCCGGTGCCGAGTCGCTGACCGAGTCCAACGATCAGCGAGTTGACGTCAGATCCTGCAGCCGGGTAGGTGACGTAGTGGAAGTCCGTCTCCCAGACCTTGTTTGGGATGTACGTTTCAAGACCAGCGGACGCGCGCGAAGCCATGAAGAACAGCTTGGGCGTCTCACCCCAGTACGCCTTTTCAAGTGCGATTGCAATCTTGTCTTCTTCGAGCAGCGAGTTCTCGAATACAGCCTGAGCTTCCTGAACGCGGAAGTCAACGGTTGCCGACAGCACGTTCTCACCACGGCGGCCAGTTCGGATGTTGGTCGCCGATTCACCGCCGAACTCGGCAGGGATGGCGCCTTCAAGGCGCTCCTGGCGCTCAAGGCGATCGAGCGCTTCGTACGTCTTGTAGCCCGGGTTCAAATCCTGGCTACGAATGTCGCCGCCGCGGACAACGCCGAGAATGCCACTCTTGCTATCTGCAAGCTGGATGATCTCCGGGTTTTCGCCAGTACGCGCAACCAGATATTCCTCAGGGAAGATGCCGCGCTCGATGGCAATCTCGGTCAGGGCCTGCAGGCGTGCGCGGGTGTAGTACATGCCAAGTACGCCGTCGAACTGACCGCGGTTCTTGTCAAGTGTGATTCGGCTGGCCACAACTGCAAGGGGCAATCCGGTGCGATTGGGGATTCCCTCAAGCATCATTTCGCTCATGCCAGCGCGCTGTGCGGGGCTGAGCTCGGGGTCGTCTTCTGCACCAAGGACCACGAGCTGCAATGCATCGCGCGATACATACTCAAGCAGCGTGTACTTGGAGTCGGTGTCCACTTCGCCCATGCGAAGCTGGCCGGATACGAGTTCTCCGTAGTTCTTCAACAACCACGAAGCTGAAACTTTGTGGGTGAAGATGCAGTCCTCGGGCAAAATGTCGTCCTGGTCCTCAACGGGCGCAGGGTATGTATCGAGCGGATTGCGAACAACCCACTTGGGCATGAGCGTGCGGAAGTCGGGCTTGATGAATACAGCCGACTGCGAGTACGCAAGCAGGTGGCGGGCGCGACGACGCAGCTTCATCTGCATCTTGTTGTGATCCCAAAACGCGAGCGTTGCCTTGCGGCGCATGCGGGCGTAGCTCTTTGAGCGCTCCGACCCGTCCTTCAGCGGCGGGAAGTAAGCCATAGGCATTGTTGACGAGATGCGCATCGACATCTGATCAAGGCCCGTTACAAGCAAGTTCGCAACGTTTGACTTGGCAGAGCGATCAAGTTCGTTTAGCGGCACGATGACTTCGCCGTTGGCTAGGTCGCGCACACGGCGCATCTGCTCGAACACGGGCCCGAGCTTCATCTGGCGCTGTCGGTACAGCTCGACAATCTCTAGTGCGTCAAGCATTATTTGAATCCCTTGAGTTTGCCGTACTTCTGGATGTTTGCCTGCGTGCGGACAAAGACCTTTGCCTGCTGCCAGCCAGCGCCGCGGTTCTTCACCGTTTCGAGTGCGCTTTCGTACTGCTTCACGAAAGTCTTGTCAAGCCAGCTTGGGATTGCCCCAAACGGATCGTTTTTCCCAGTGGCCTTCGGGGTTGTGCGCTCAGCCCTCAATGCCATTGGGAGTTCTCCCTTGGGGTTGTCTTCCAGAAACTTGGCAATTCGTCCAAGACCCTGAGACACCTGGCTGCTGGGATTTGCCAACTCTTCCCTGACTTGTCGAGACAGCGGAGTTGGGTACGCTAAATCACTTTTTTTTTGAGGGTTAGCTTTGCTACCACGCGTGGTGGTCCCGCCCTTCGACTTTGTCGACTTGACAGCGGTGGTTGGCTTGTCGACCTTAACCGGTTCAATCGGCTTGCTCTCGGCCTTGGCGGGCTCAACCTTGACTTCTTTTGTCTTGGTGGAAGCTTTACTGCCGCGCGTTTTGGTGCCACCCTTTACCGATGCGGGCTTGGTTGTAGTTACAGGCTTGTCAACTTTCACCGGTTCAATCGGCTTGCTCTGCGCTGCTGGTGTTGGTGATTGCTGATCAGCGCGAATCAAACCCCTACCGACTTGACGAAGCCCAAACCCGAGAACTTTCTTTGTCAATCCAATGCCCTTGGCGGCCACTTTTCCAGCCGGACCAGCAACGGTGAATGCTTCTGCCGCCTCTACCCCAACAGCCTTGAGGATTCCCTTGCCAGAGAACTCAACTCTCCCAGCTCCACCAAATGGATTTGTGATTGACTCCACAAATCCGCGACCTGGGTAGTTGATGCCCTGGCCAATAACGTTGTTGCGGCGATTTGAAATTGCACCAGTTACACCGGAGGTGAGTTGCCCAACCGTGTACTTGCCGCGATCGCCTTGGCCGCCGCTGGTGCTGACGTTCTGTGTTTTTGATACAACTGGACCCATGGTGCCGCGGCTACGCTGCAAGCGCTTGTCTTCTTGTGAGATGGGCGCATATGTTGGGCCGTATATTGGTCCAGTTGGCGTAGTCGTAGTACCAGAAGTATTAACAATCTTGCGCGACGGCAACTCGGTGGCAAGCGTGCGCTTGAACGACTTACGCTCTTCCGGAGTTGCGTCGGCGAGTACGCGCTGAGCGATCTTCGTGCGGCCAGACTTCTCCTGTGCAAGATTCTCAAAGCGCTGGCGAAAGCGAGCGCGAAGTTCGGGAGTGGCCTCTTGACCACTCTGAGCGATTCTTGATTGCACAAACTGGCGCTGAGCCTGTTCGTAGGCGTTAAGTTTCTTCTTGGCCATGGCTAGTTAAAAGATAACACACTATATCCAGGATGGACGCCAAAGTTTGGGTGGGGCCTTTACCGGCCCGAGACTTGGCATGTGCAACTCGGCAAACCAGTGCGCCATCACCAAGTCTGTCCCGTTCTTCTTATCACGTGTCCACGAAGTCATTTCGTCGATGAACGCCAGCGAGCGCCAGTTGTCCGTAAGCATCGGGATACGGACTTGACCGGCACGCCACAATGGTGGAAGCAAAGCTTCCACGCCGAGGTTCTCGTCTAGTTTGTTCCTGGAGGTCGTATGGGGAATGATCATCACACCGTGAAGGGCTTGCCACTTGCGCACGAAGTCGTGTGCAAGGAGGAAGCGCTGGGCGGCGTTGATCTCGACGACCCAGTGCGAGATTGGGTACCCGTACTCGAACGACCGCTCTTGCCAAGCATCCATTATTCCGCCGTATGTGCGAGATTCGGTGTAGTAACCAAGTAGGTCTTCGGCTGTCAACTTGACGCGCTCAAGGTCAATCAGGTACCTGAGATTTGTTTCTGGCTGGTAAAGCCACCATTGGATGGCCCAGAACTGGGTGGGTGACGGGTCGACTGTGGCAATCGAAATGATTGGCGGCTCCAGGCCATAGGGGATGTAGCCGGGCCGTCGGTCCCTATCGATGCAGCCCGGATACATCACCCCATCTGGCCCGATTCCCCCGGTTGCCCAGACTCTTTCGATGAGATAGTTGCCCTCAGCCATGTCTTCCTGCTGGTAAACAGTGGCGAACTTCTGGGGGCTGGAGTGCCTGATATACGAAAGGTCACGCCACGACAGGCGGTATGGCTCAAGAAGTGGGCCGTCCGGCCATGGGGCGGCGTCGGTTCTGCGAGACTCTGGCCCGGTATCAAGGTCGTCGTAGTAAGCCTTGTATACCAAGTGCTCGTACTTGTGGCTTTTTACCGGTTCCTTGACATCTGAAATATCTGAAACGTCGCCGCCGTCGTACTCTTCTTCGTCCTCGTAGGTTACTTTCGCAAGGCAGTGTGCATAGAGGTCCAGGGGTCCAAGTCTCTGACCGATGACCGCAAGTAGCCCACCTGGGTCCACGCGAGCTTCTGCCATGGAGTCCCATCTCTCAATGAGTTTGTCTCGCGCCACAGATTCTTTGGCGTTTTCTGGGGACGCGACGTCGTCGAAGAGACAGAGATCGGCGCGGTGTCCGATGAATTCCGACTCGATTCCGTACGCCGAGACCGTGGGTTCCTTGTTGTCAAGTCCGCCTCCTGCGTACTGTTCCACGATGAACTCTTCTGCACGCCACAAAGCGCCGGAAGATGTTGGCTTGAACCTACCGTAATCCAGGGATAAACACGACTCGGCATCCAGCGCCAGGCCGCGTTTGACCATTTCCGGGTCGGGACGCAATGGGCTGGTGCGCTCCAAAGTCTCGCGGATACGACGGGAGTACATCTTTGCCAAAGTCTGGGAGATTGATCCGATCATCACGCGCACTGCGCGGTTGCGCACAATCGCCCAAACTGCCACGTCGTGGAACAGCGTGGACTTGCCAGCACCAGGCGGGCAGTTGAGAACCATGAACTTTTTGTCCTTGTTCTCAAGGCGCTCGACAATCTTGTACGCGGCATCGACCTGCCAGTTGCTGGGCACGCGACCCAGATACACGCGCCGGAAGTAGTCGAAGTCCTCCAGCCCCCGCTTGGCACGATCCTTCAGGCGTCCGCTTGGGATTACCGGCGGCACGTCCTTCATGGCGGCCAGATCCCGTTCGATGACGTTGCCACCCTTGGCGTTTCGGCCTTCCTTGATGGAAGCCTGATCTAATTCGAGCTTGGTCTTTTCAGCCCTGTCTACCCAGTTGCGGGCAGTGGTGTAGGAGATCCCGGCCAGCCGGGCAGCTTCCTTGATATTCGTCCCAGACTGCATAGCCTGGAAAAAGATGGCGCGATCTTCCGCCGATACAACTCGTTTCCCCTTGGGCATTTTGTCCTATTTGGGGCCTTGGCGGCGAAGAATCGACTTGCCGAGCTGGCTTTCCAATGCTTTCTTCTTCTGCTCAGGGGTCAGGTACTTGAGGGATTCCTTGACAATTTCACCCTTGGCCCTGAGGTACTTTTCAGCCATCTTCTCGGCTGGACGGCCAGTTCCGAGGATGTCGTCCGATAGATCCTGAAGCTGGGCGTTCCTGATGATCTCTTTGTTGATCGCACCACGGGTCATCTGTGAAATGTCGTTCTGGTCGATCATCTCCGTGTAGGCAGGGGTCTCCTCGTACAGATCCATCATCCCGGACCGGTAAGTGCGCTTGCGCAATTCGCTCTTGGCAAGGGCTTGCTGGGAACCCTCCAGCATCCGCTTCATGCCAGACATCTCGGTCGTCCAGCGCCGGGTCATAATATCGGCTTCCTTCTGGAATGCCAGTTTGGCGATCTTGCGCTCCGCATCAACCGCATTCAGCATGTTCTTGCGCGTTGTCGGGAGGTATTCGCTGGCTGAGCCAATAGCACCCTTGACAGAACTACGGACAGCCGGGCTACGCAGGGCCTTCATAACCCCAGCCCCAGCACCAGAGATGGTGGCACCGGTAACGGCATTGATGGCCAGCTGCTTGCCAAAAGCGTCCCCACCCTTCTGGGCTGCGGATACCAACCCGCCCGAAAGCGCATCGCCAACGGTCTGACTGGCCCCGATGCCCTTACGAGCCGGAGTGGGAATAAAAGGATTCTGATTGCCTTTGAGGAACACGTCCGTCGACTTAGCCGCGCTGTTCAGCCAGCCGCCGACCGTCTCACCAATATCTTTGATCGGGTTCTTTGCGCGTGCCACAAAAAAAAGATAGCACAGGTTGTTGGCACTTGACCGGCGTGCTACCGTATCGGCTCACAAGCGAATCGAATACCGGACCCTAAACGATTAGATTCCTCCTCGCGTTAAACAACCGCCAGGGCAGTATCGCTAGATCGCACGGGATGAGTGGCCTGAAAAGGGGACCGTTGGTGTTCGTCTTCTTTCGGTATCTAGACAGACGGGTTCAGACGTTAAACAGAACTTGGGGGGGCTAGAGAAGTTCTACTGACGGGCGAGTAGCCCTAGTTCGAATATTGAAGCTGAGGCTTCTAGGGCTGATATGGCTCTATGGAGAGGACGGGTATATTGCCCCCCACCACCCCCACGGTAGCGGCAGACCCCCGGTTCCCTTCGAGCTCGAAGACAAAAAAAAGAACCCCCACCGCCCGAAGGCGGCGGGGGCTCTCCCCATCCAGTGCCGGTACTAGATCTCTGAGAGGATCCGAACCGAGAAGAGGGACCGCTTGAGTCCTTCCTTGTCCGTGTGCTGACCTTCCGCCTTCAGCACTTCGACTACCTGGAAAGCCGATCGGCTCTTCGTGACCCAGACCATCGAACCCACTTCGACGGTTCCTGTTGCCTGCCCATCAGCGACGGACACGAACCACGGTGTGTCCTTGTCCTTCGGATTGGCACTGTGCCACTTGCCTCTCGGGAAGAGTGCCACTGCGTTTCGCAGGGCCTCCATGCGTTGCGTGTTATCCATGACGTAGGGGCCTCCTTCGCCCCTGTCGCTCGGGACCGTCCCTTGCGACGCCTCCAGTATCGCACCCCCGTCAAGTCGGGGTCGCTTGATGCGCAGGTGCCTGTACGTATTGCGCGCCGACATCGGTAGCGCAATAAGGAGGGGGGCTTGCGCCCCCCTCCCCTTGTCTCGGTCAGATCTCCGACAGGATCCTGACTGAGAACAGACTGCGCTTCAGTCCCTCCTTGTCGGTATGACTGCCCTCATGTCGCAACACTTCCACGACTTGGAATGCGCTCCGTGACTTGGTCACCCAGACGTAGGCACCAACGGTGACTTCACCCGTGACTTGTCCATCTGCGACGGACACATACCAAGGTGTCTCCTTGTCCTTGGGGTTCGTGGAATACCACTTGCCCTTGGGGAACATAGCGACTGCTTGTCGCAGTCCATTCAGGTTCTCATTGTCCATGACGTAGGAGCCTCCTCGCTCCTTGTCGCCGTTGGTTGATCGGCGACGCACCCAGTATGCCAGCCTCGTCAAGCCGTCGTCCCCAACTGCGTGTGCTTGTGCGTATTGCGCCCCAACATCGGTAGCGGTATCTGTCAAGAGTGAGGGCTACGAGCAGGTTGTAAGGAGGTTCAGCGTCATTCTGCTGCCTACCCGTAGCCCCCACGTCTCTACTTGCTTGAGTGATGGGCGTACCAAAGCCCAACGATCACGGCACAAGCGACAAAGAGTCTGGCGTACAGTCCAACGCCTTGATACTCCTTAGCCTGTGACGTGAGCACAATAAGAGTGCCATAAAGCAAGACACTTGGCTCATTCATCATCTCCAGTCATTCCTTCCAGTTTGCTCATGATCTCTGTGACCATCGCCTTGTATGCCTTGGGGTACTGCTGCCTGAGTACCTGCGGCATGGCGGTGAACTGCCATTGAGCATCTGCCAATGGTGAAGCCTCAGAGGGTAGAGACTCCACAGCAGGTGGCGTGGACATAGTGCCGCCAGTTGCCCGGGACTCTGACAACTTGTCGCCTGTGGGTAGCACCTTGGTCACAGTGAGCGAGCCGCCTGCGACACACATGTAGATCGTGGTCGCTTGGTGCTTGTGCGCTGTGATGGTCGCCCAGCCTTTGCCTTCAGCCGCCATGTCTGCCATGACGGCAGCCATTCTGCTGTTCATGTTCTCTACCGCATCTGACATGGAGTCAAAGGTGAAGGGCATCTGGATACTCCCCCCAGAGAAACCTCGTGCCTCTGCCTCTGTGTCAGACAAGCCTGCGATGAGGTGGGCATTGAGGACATTGTCCTTGTCCACCTCTGACACAGGAGTCTGGTACATCATGAACAGAAGCACCTTGTCCCCTTCTATCTCAAACTCCTTGCCAATGCTGGTGGACACAGTCTCAACTAGCCTGACTGCTTCCTCCATCTGCTTCTTGCTGAGGTCGGCATTCGCCTCGTCAAGGATCGCCTTGACCTGAGACATGAGTTCCTCGTTGCTATCGGTCATACTTCATCTCCTCCACTGTGCTTGTACTTCTTGCGCTTGGGCTTTGCGCCCATCTGGAACTGGCGAAGGAGCGTTGCCGCTTCCTCTGGTCGCCTGACGATGTAGATGTTGTGCCTGCCAGCAAACATCAAGCACCAGTCACGAAGGGCATCTGACGCGATGTCGCGTGCGCCAGTAACCCTTGTGTCTGAGATCCAGATGACTGGCTCATTGTGCCTGCGCATTGAGACACCTACCTCAAGGGCAGGACCATCTACACCATTGCCACCGGGGAACTCTGGCAATGCGCTTGCTCGTCTGCCGCGAGAAGCCACGAGCCAGATGTTCGGCTCATCTGTGCCTCTGTACCTACCGCCATCTGAGTAGCAGATGACTGTGGTGCCAGCGGAAGCGTCCATGATCGTGCGCAGGTCGTTCTCGTCAAGCGACATTGAGCCTGAGCAATCGACAATGACTACGCCACCTGTCGCACGGACATAGCGACCAAAGATCTTCTGCTCTGGGTCTGTGTCCTCACGGGAGATGAACTTGATGTCCTTGCCGTATGCCTCAGGCACAATCTTGCGACCCTTGCGCCCAGTGTGAGGGGACACAAGCGGCAACTTCTCAAGAATGGCAGGAGCCCACCCGTCAATGGAAGGGACTATCTGGCGCAAGGTTCTCTTACCATTCTGGAACCTTCTGCCATAAATCTCATCTTCCTTGCGCCTTGAGTAAGAGTCCTTGCCAGACGCTTGCTTGTGCGCTTCTGACTTCTCCTTTGCCTTCTTGGCTTCCATCTCCATGCGAGTGGACTCAAGGACGTTCTGTCCCCAAGTGATCTCGCGCTTGAGATTGGCGACCAAGTTGCGGTATGCCTTGTTGGACGTGCGTGTGGCAGATGCGCCATCTTTGTTGATGTGCGCCTGTACAACACGTGAGTAGTGCTCGCAAGCCCACTGTAAGTCCCTGTAGTTGGACTCAAGCACCTCTCGCACCTTCTCGTTCTTGATGAGAGCGACAAGGTCTGATGCTGCTTGTGTACCTACATACGCCATTGCTGCTGCCATGGCACTTGGACTTGGCTCATCTCGGTCAAGGATCTGAGCAAGTGGGACAAGGTTCACTGTGCCAATGGTGGGATCCTCGCCGAAGATGGTCTCGTACAACCGCGAAGCGACGATGCGCTCTGCGGCATTGACCAACTCGATTGAGGCATTGGCTGAGTGAGCAATCTTGCGCTTGTTCATCAAGCCGTAGCGAGAGAGCATCAAGCCGTAGCGACGAAGTCGCCGCATGGCATCACCCTCCTCCACAGGCGCAGAGTACTGGTGCTCTGCCGCAGTGGGTGAAAGCACAACGCTCACTCCGTCAAGACTTGTGGGCAGACTGCCGCTTGACTCAAAGTTGTTGTGCTTGGCACCCTTGCGTACAGAGAGAGCCTCTGGCGCAAAGCGTTGGGTCGTGGTCACAGGAGACCTGCTTCACTTGCCACGATGCTCAATGAGTCAATCATGGACTCATGAACCTCGGGGAACAGAACCTGAGCGCAAGCCTTGAGGTTCTTGGACTTCTCGTACATGGACTGGAACTCCACGAACGAGCGCAAGGAGTAGCGGTACTGTGCGTCCTCTGCGGTGAAGGCGATTGCCAACTGTCGCAGATACTCGGGCAGAGTCTCAATCGCCTTGGGGTTGGGCGTATTGACCGCACAACGCACCGTCAAGCGGTCAAGCACCGCAGGCGCAAGATCCTCGGGCATACCGTTCATAGTGGCAACGACCGAGAAGTCCTTGTGGGGCTTGACGATCTCGCCAGTATCTGGGTTCTCCCACGATGCGCTTGCCTCAGTGTCCAAGAGCATCATCAACTTTGACTCAACGTCACCGTTGATGCGATTGACCTCGTCCACCACGAGCCGTGCGCCTTCGCGCCATGCTCGGATACCTACGCCTTCGTGCCACTTGAGTGAACCTGATGCCTCACGGCGCCAGAAGCCCTCAAGATCTGCTGAACTCATGTCCTCGGTACAAGCCAGACGGTACGACTTCTTGCCTTGCGTACCATGCGTCAAGCCGAAGTATGTCTTGCCTGTGCCGGGGAGACCATAGAGAAGCACTCTGTTGGAGTGCTCAATGGCGAACTCGGCTTTCTGCCATGTGGTCATGGCGTTGGTGTCTACTGTGCTACTCATTGCTGTTGTCCTCCTTTGGACTGTTGGTTGCTTGCGCGGTGGGGAATACTTCCTCACCGTTTCTTATCCGCTGTGCGGTAAGATCTTCCAACAAGGCATCAAAGACCACTGGTCGCATCTGCCTCATTGCCTTGGGTGCCATGTAGAACATGAGCACTGCGTCAATCATCTTGCTCTCACCCTGCTTGTACTCGGTCGCATGGATCGTGGTGTGCTGTACCTCATTGTCGTCAAGGAACCTTGTCGCAATGTAGATGGCATCACCAACAAGCATGGTGGTGACGATCACCTCGCGCTTGACTTCTGGAACCTTGTCGATGGCAGTAGCAGTACCGGTCATACGAACAAGTACGCCTTCTGACTCCAAAGTTGCGACATGGGCAGCAAGGTACTGATCCTCCAGCATGTCGTAGATGTCGCCACCTTGGCATAGTGGCGTGATGGAGAGCAGTAGATCTGGTTGCTCGCCAGTCACCACATTGGGCTCACCTTTGATGAGGCGACCTTCTGCCTGCTCGATGGTCTCCTTGTGCCTGTCTTGGGGTACAAGTTGTAGCAAGAACATCATGTGCTCTTGATCTTTGTTGCCGATGTGCTCCCACATAGCCTGCTCAAGGCGAGAGAACTCATCTGCCATGCTGTCTGGTCGCTCTGACTCAATGGCTTTCTCAGCCTCAGAAAGGATCTTTGCGGCTTCTGCCAAGATCTGATCGTCGTACTCAGACATGGCTACCTGCCCAGACTGGACGAGCAAGGTAAGTGTGGTAGCCAGCGTCAAAGGACTCTGCTGGCTTGTTCACCCATACAAGAACTTGCTCTTGACTGTTGAGCCTTGCGAGAACCTGAGTCCCCTTGCGCAGTCGTTTGGCACTACGCACTAGGAACTGGTTGTCGCCAGCGTGGTTGTAGCGGTGATCCCAGCGGTGGAACGCTTGGACATTGTCGTTGGTCATTGGTGCTTGCCTCCTTGTGATCGGCGGTTTGCCGACGCGATCGAGTATGCCCGACCCGTCAAGCCGACCGCCCATCGGGCAGACCCGACGGCAACGGTAGCGGTAGCGGTAGCGCTACGTGGAGGACAGCTGCTTCACGCGCAGCGAGGCGTAGTCCCGACTTCTTTCAACTGCTTCGGGTGGCAGTGCATGGGCCACACCTTCGCACAGGTTGGTGATGTAAGCACGCAACGCTGGGCGAATGGTGAGGGCCATGACCAATAGCTCGGTAAGTACTTCTTCTGCAATCTGACGTTCGTTGTCGCTGAAGTCTGGGATCTCACCGAGATCTTTCATAACTAGAACGCTTCTTCTTCTGCGGGCTGGTCCGTGGTGCATGACCACAGCTGAGCGTCGGGAAACTCTGCGATGCGACGCACGAGCCATACCTGAGTCTCCTCACCCTTCTTGTTGACGAGATGCACGGTGTCACCCGGCTCGCCCTTGTGCTTGATCTTGGCACCCCAGGTGCCGTCACGAAGCTTGTACCAAGTGTTGTCTGACATGTTATTCATTGCTCCCCTGGCTGAGTAGCAGCCGTAGTCGGTCCACCATGGATTTGTACATGGCTATCTGTTTCTCAAGCTCAGTAACCCGAGCTTGTAGATCCTTCTTGTCATCACGCAGCGTATCAAGCGAGATCTGCATTTCCGCAACCCAAGCCTGCATTGCATGTTCATCAACTGACATCGACATCTCCGATCTCTGCTAACAGCTTTCGCTTGTTCTTCTGACGCGAAGCCGGTGGCACGCCACCCCACACACCATACGAGATGTTGTTCTTGAGCGCGTAACGCAAGCACTCAACGCGCACCGGACACTTGGCGCAGATCTGCTTGGCCTTGTGATGTCCGCCGTTCGCCCCGCGGTCAGGGAAGAAGAGCTTCTGATCTTCACCCTTGCAGGCAGCGTGCTTCATCCACTTGTCGTTTGTGTAGGGCAGTGCCCACTCTGCCATCAACATGGCGTAACTATAAGTTCCACGGCGAGAACCCGTCCCCGTTTGCTTCTTGTGAGTAGTCATAGATTGCCTTTGCGGCTTTGAGGTTTGTGGCTGCGTCGAACAGCTGATCGCACCCAACGCTACTGAGTACACCAACTGTCTGCAAATACCCATTCGGATACCACCTGGTTGGCAGGCACCACGAACGGTCGTTGATCTGCGTCAGGCCGATATCGGTAGAGCCATCGGCATTGAGCGTCGTGTTGTGCTGGGTCGGATCGCACCTGCTCTCGCGGTGCATCACGTAGTCCAGCGTCGGCATGCTTTCGGCATGCCAGCCAGCACGCTTGGCTAGCTCCCACCACTGGGGGCACAGCGCCCCGGCTGGTGCCGTGGTTGTTGTGACTGGCGGCTGGGTGGTGGTTGTAGTTGCCACCGCTACGGGCACGGGGGCCTGGACCGCCTCGCCTTTCCCGCCGAAGACGCTCCCCAATGAGATCAGGGCTGCGGCTATGGCAGCGAAGCTTCTGGTCATTGTTTCCATTTCTTCCCCTCTAAGGGTTTTCCCCGGCTAGATGCAACTACTTCACCTAGCCGGGGACGACAAGCCCCCAAGGAGGAAGGGGACCCTTTGTCTTGTCGTTAATCTTGCAGCAACGATACTAGCTGACTGAACTCTTCCAGGTCCATTAGCACTACGCCCTTGCTTGTGCCATCAGGCATGGCGACCATCACGAACGGACGTATATCACCAAGCGCTTTCGCAGCATCACTCTGACTTTTGGCTTGCTGAAACCGAGTCCAAATTGGACCGACCTGCGCGCCCGCTTTGATCTCGGTACGCAGAGCACCGCCCCAATTTTCCTCGTGACGGGTAAGGTGACCACCCAGCCCCAGTTTCTTACGGGCACGACGCGCCTTTGCATCCCCCTTGGTGCGGTTGCGCTTCCCTCTGGCAGCAGGGTCGCCGCAGCCTCGAACTCTGCGCTTTCCTTGTCGATCAGCACGACCCAGAGTTCCGAATTTGGGACACTCATGTAGCGAGCACTTGTCTCTGTTGCCTTGACATTCACCCTTGCGTTCATCCATCACCGACCCCAGCGGTTGAGACACGCGTTGGTGATGACGGCAGTAACAATGCTGACAGCCACAATGATCAAGAAGTTTGTGATCACTTGCGACCTCGCGCATCCAACGCCTTGATCACAGCATTGGCCTCGCCCTTGTTCAGTTCATCGAGTGCGCTGATCGGACGGTTGATGATCTCGGCAATGTAGTCATGCTGGTCGGCCCTGGTGTTAAGGCTTACACCATTCAACATGGCGCGGATCTTGCCAAGCTGAGCGCTGCTCGCCTTAGCACCAGGGTCCTTGATCTGTGGTTCATCTGTGGCGATGGCACCGGGGAATGCAGCAGTCACCTTGTCGATGATCTCCTGCACCTCAGGCTTCGGCTTGTCATTCATGCCGTCGTTGATCTTCTTGAAAGCACTGCGCAGTGCAGGCATGACTGCATCTGTCAACGCATTGAGATCAACGTTGGCTTCCATGGCCACAGCTTCTGGATCGAGTCCAGCCTTAGCGCAAGCCTCGCGGAACTTACTCAACAGGTCAGACGGCTTCATCTCTGGCTTGGTCTGGTTCATGCGCTCAACCTTGGCCATCTCCTCACGGGACGGACGCGGTGATGCCTTGGCTGAAAGGACCCAGTTCGACGCGGCGCGTCCCAAACTCGACGTCTCACAGTTCTCGACATGTGATGTGCGGTTCACTGGTGATGCATCACGCACTTCCTCGGCGAACCCAGTCGATACCGGAACCGGATCATTGATGTCCTTGTACAGCGCAGCACGAAACACAACACGGTTCTCGTCGTAGTGCACCATCTCGGTGACTACACGTCCGTTCGGGCAGAGCTCCCAGAACTTTGCCAGCCGTGCTTCGACTGTCTCGTAGTTGTCAAGGTTGAATCGCATTACTTGTCTCCTTTGTTGATACGGAACTGACGGTATGTCGTGGTCTTCTTGTACTTGTCGTGGAGCGCTGAGTGCTCCTTCTCAAACTTCTTCTGGTCAAATGAGTTGCGGGACACTTCCTTCCACGTGGCGACGACATTGCCGTCGACGGTGGCCTGGGAGTTGTCGCCGATCTCCTGGCAGATCGCGGCCTGCAACGCAGACGCATGCTCTTCCAGTTCGGACACCATCGCCTTCGTCTTGGTCAGCTGCTCCAGCAACTGCACTGCATCGGCAGACAGCTCGACGCTGCCACCGTTGGCATTCGGGTGAAGCGTTGAGATGTTCTCATAACTGGGGATCGCAGTCTCCGGGTACATGCCCATGTCAATGCACGCCAAGTAATTACGGCATGCTTCGATGTGCTGGCGTTTCTCATCCGAGCTGACCTTCTGGGTGTGGAACTTGAGGTCAAGGTCACCATCCAGTACGCACCACGTGATCTCGCTGACGTCAGCGCAGATCGCCTGGTGTACGCCCTGCCAGTACCACATGACTGGAAGCACGCCATCGAAGCGCTTCTTGCTGGTCTTGATCTCGTACACGGCGCCCATCGTGCTGATTGCATCGAGCGTCGCGATCAAGCGAACGCCGTCCTCTTCATACACGTACATCACGTCGGGCTCGGTCAACTCAACGTTAAGCAGTGTCTGTGCCCACTCGCGGACCGGGCCTTCCAATGTCGTACCGCGCAGCATCGCAGCGTTTTGCTCGATCGGCTGCGGGGCTTCGCTCGCGAGCAGTTGCGTCGCGAGATCGGCGGACGTTACATACGGATGCGAGTCGTAGATCGCAGCCGCGACGCTCGCCGAGATGCGGGCCAGTCCGTCTTCATTCTTCCAGCGCACCGCCAGCCACTCGGGCGAGCCGTGCGTCGGCTTGCTGATAGTTGTGTGTTTCATGTAGAGCCTCCTTGCTCGTGTTGTGTTGTGAGACTAACCGCGCTCGGTCTAAGTTGCAACCCAGTTTGGTTGGTCGAGAACGACGATCTTATTGATCATGCCGTTCGGGATGTGTGTCACCATACCAATCGTTTCCATGTCTGGCAACTCGTCCGGCATGTAAGAGCCGGTGATTGATACGTAACCCTCAAGTGCCTCTGGGTAGAGATACCCGACAGACACGACGTGCGTTGCTTTGGGGTGATACTCGTTGACATCGACCCACCCGTTCTGTGAGTCAAATGCGTCAGTCCAATGTATTGCTACAAGGGACCATGGGCAGTGCTGAACCTCAGTCAAGCCAACAGACATACTCGCAGGTTACCCTGCCCTTGTCTGGGTCCACAAACATCAGTCTTTGTGAGGGTTTCCCCACTGCTGCAACGAATGTCTTGGCGTACTGGTTGTCTGACTCCGGGGATCCGCTTACCCAGATGCGCCCACCATTTGCCATGGTCAGGCTCATCGGAGTGTGGAAGTGGCCCATCATGCAATCGTCAAAGCCCATGAAGGTAGCCCAAGCATTCACCTTGCGAAGGATCGAGTAGCTTGGCGTTTGCCCACCAAACGACGGGATCTCGTCACCATGGACAATGAGCATCTTGTAGTTGCCGATGGTGGCAATCTGATACCAGTCCTCGGACATCTGCCAAGTGACGTTCTTCAGGTGCGTGCAGCGGTCAGCTGCAATCTTGTAGGCCATGCGGTCCACGTTGTCGGAAGATGGCATGTCTCCCTTGCGCCCGATTCGCCCGTGGTTGCCATACTCACAGACAACATGGATCTTGGTGAAGTGGCTGGCGAGATTGTTCACGCAGTTCTCGATGATGCTCGATACCGTGAACAGCTGGTCGAACAGGTGCGGTCCTATCTCGTAGATCTGGCCCGGAAATACGGTTAGTCCCTCGACCATATCTCCACCCAGCACAAGCACACACTCGTTTACCGGGTGGTGTGCGCGCTGAATGTCGGTGAGGTGCACAACCTTGTCGATCATCTGGTCAATACGCCTGCGCAGAACGTCGGTGTTGTAGGAGACCGACACTTTGCCAGCCTGCCAGTCGGTCAGGTGGATGAGTGCAACCTCTTGCTTCTTTGACTTCTTCTGCGGCTTGGGTGGTTTCACCTTGACACGCGGCTGAACAAGCGATGCGTCTTTTGCTGCCTGATAGACGGCCTCAACGAGTTCTTCGTTGCGGCGCTTTGCCCGAGCAGTTGCGCGCTGCGCGTTCTCCAATGCACGACGTAGATCGATGACCTCCGCTTCGAGTGCTGCCTCTTCGCTGATGGTCATTCCGATTCCTCCTGCAACTGACGGCGCAAGTAGGCAACTGTGTTGCCTGCGATGTTCACACCGCGCTTCTTAAGCGCGCGAGAAATACCGGCTGATGAAATTCCTTCGTCTCTGCACGCCACCACGAATTCCTTGTACTGCTTCGGACCGAGCTTCTTCTCGATCTCCGCCAGCTTCGTTGGCTTGCGCCCGATGGGTACTTGTGCTTCTTCCTTCGCTTCGTTCAGAAAGGACATCTTGTGCCTCCTTGATCATGCTCAACAATGTGACATAACCAAGGGTATCAACAAGGCTGTCATGATGCAAGGACCCACCGTGCATATTTGTCTTGAGCCTTGCAAGCTTGACGCTGACCATGAACAGAACCGCCTCATAGACAGTCAGGTCGATGCCAGTCAGGGACTTGTAGATCTCCACCACCGTGCTGTAGTCATCGAGTGGGTGGCCGTAGGACGACTGCCGGTCCTGGTTTACGAGGTTGTATGCCTCAAGCAATACTTCACTTCCCGGCGTGGCTTGCTTTTCCATCTTCTCCCCTAATCAAGTTGTCGAGTTTGCCTATCAGGTGAAGAAGCTCTTCTTGCTCCCCAACCCCAGTAAAGATCCTAGTTAGGAATCCCCTTAGTTTTACGAGATCCCGCCTTGTCAGATCGCTTGGCACCCGCAGCCCCTTCCTTCTCCGCGTGGAACTGTAGGTGCTGGTTGAGGCGTTCTCCAACCCCGTCAACCTTTTCTTCTGTGCGCTGCTGGGACTTGTGGACCATCTTCAACATGCCAAGAACAACCTGATGATCTTGGCTGTTCTCTTTACGGAACTTGTCGAGGACGGCGACGATAACCCCACCCACCGCCGCAACAACGGCGGCGAGGACCATCGCCCATCCTGCGTCCACTACTCAGTTGGCTTACTCTTGAGCCACTCGCGGACTGCATCTGGTGTGTCATCACCGGCCACGTAACGCAGGTGCCATGGTTCGCTCTGCACTTCCCAGCTGAATCCAAAACGCTGTGCGTTGGCAAGCAACCACTCCAAGCGTTTGCCACTGGCATTGGCAATATCGATAGCGATCCCGTAATTATGCTGCGAGGTACCCGGCACGGCCATCGGCGCCAGCCCCTTCTTGAGGTACCACGCCTTACCCTTGTAGATACGCGGCGTCTGCTTCATGATCTTCTTGTTCGGCTTGTCCGTGTAGCGCTGGTAGAAGCCGTATTCCTGGGTCTCCAACGAACGATACGTGTCGGCCTGCGAAGTGGGTGACAAGTCAATCCCATCAGCATTGGCAGCAGCGTCCATGGCCTCATAGGCGTCAGCTGCACATTGATGCAGCTTGCCCTTGCCCTCGATGCCGCGAAGCAGATCGGGGCTCAGCTCACCTGGCTTGCAGTCCTTCAGATGCGAGCACAGCTTGACCTTGACGACAGGGTACTTGTCAGCCATGGCTTACTTCTTGAACGCTTCTGCGATTTCTTCCCGCGTCAGCTCCCCGTCGGTGCTGGCTGCGGCAAGCTTCTGGAGAACACCAGCGACTGCCATGAATCCTGCGATGAGGGCTGACTTCACGACAGACACGCCGATGACCGCACCACCAGTGATGGCCGGGAGTGCCGTGGCCACGAACAGGGAGAACAGGCGCTGCCCAATATCCAGCGTCAATGCAACGGCCTTGTTGGCTGCCTTCATGAAAGTCATCAGTCCTTCTCCCCTGTAGTAGCGGTCAAAATAGAGTGTAACACTAGCGCAACGCCAGTGAGCCATAGCGCTTGGCGCAATGTCGGGCCGGACAACGTGATAAGGACCAACCCCACCCCTGCGAGGGTCCATGTCTGTTCTTTGATGTAATTCCACATGGTACGAGAATCCTACTTCAGGGATCTGCGCGAAGAGACCGGCACCGGGGCGGGCATCATAAAGATCACCGCGGTTGCGGCCACAACGGCACGGCGCTCAGCCACTGAGATCTTGGAGCCCTCGGGCACGTACTCGTCGTAAGCCCCAGAGTAGACATCGACCTGGGCTTCAAACGCTTCTTTCTCCTCCGGGGTTGCATCTGCCGGTGGAGCCGGTATCGTGTCGATCGTCAGTGACGCGACTGGCGAATCCGTTGTCGTCTCCTCAACAACAACCATAACCGTGGGAGCTGGGGAGGCGGCAACGGTAACCTGTGGCGGTGCACTGGTTTCTACGACTGTGGTTGGCAACAGGGGCTCTGTTGTTGTCGTTGTTCGCGGCGTTGGCCGGATTGTTGTGGTGGTTGTTTCGACAGGAACCGTCGTCTCCGGAACAGTTGTCGTTTCGGGAACCGTCGTCGTTGTCGTCGGTGGCTCAGTCGTTGTTGGCGGCGGAGGCGGCGGTGGCGGGGGAGGCGGTGGAGCCTGAGTCGTCGTAGTTGATGAGGTAGTCGTAGTTGGCGGAAGGGTCGTAGTAGCCCTTTCTTCCACCGTTGTAGTTGTTGACTCCTGAGTGGTTGTCGTTTCCGGCACTGTCGTCGTAGTGGTCTCGGGAACCGTAGTCGTTGACGAGGTAGTGGTAGTAGATGTCGTTGAGGTTGTCGTAGCTACGGAAGCGCCGTAGGACCAGACGTACTCGGGTCCAGGGTTGCCATTTCGCCAAGCTTCGCAGTCCTGCCAGGTCGGATACTTTCCTGCCTGGTAGTCGGCTATCGGTTGCTGCATCTGCCATGTCGTATTCGATTGGCATGTCCATGTGATGTAGTCCTGTGCTGAGGCTGGGGCAAACCAAGCGATAGTTGCTGCGGGTAGAAAGATTATCCAGCGTAGACGACGGGCCACCCGTCAATTATGGCCCATGAACGACATCCAACCAGTAGCAATTGTCTTTTCCTGAGTTGGAGACGGCACACCGCGGTGAAGGAACATCCACTCCGCTGGCCAGATTACGGTGAGCCCCTTTCGCGGGGACACAGAAAGCTCTTGGTGCTTCCATTCTGTTTGTCCCCCGTCTGTCACGTCGTTCAGGTAAGTCATAAACACGAACACGCGTGCATTGGAGCCGGGTGAATTGCGCTCGGTGTGCCAAGCAAAGAACCCCTCACCCGGCCTGTACCTCTGGATGTTTACAGGTTCGGTAAATCCCCACCTGGCGATGGATGCGTCAACGGCTGGATACGCCTCTCTGTACTTACCGAAGCACTGGGATAGCTGGCTGACATATGCCTGGATCCTTGGGTCTTCCTCGAAGAAATCAAAGTACACCTCGGTCGAGATCTTCACCTCTGGGCGCAACATTTGTTCGCCAGCCATGTTGTTGATGTACCCAGGTGTTTTGTTTGGGTGCTCTTCGTAGTAGGAAATCAGCCCGTCGCATGCGTCTTCGCTGATGAACCATGCGCCCATGAACTGGCAGCCGAGATCAAATTCTGCAACCATCAGAGATCCTTCCAGGGTGAGTACTCGACCATAACCTTGTGCATCTCAAGCATGATGTCTGACGCGTAGAACATCAGGCACGTGTCTCTAAATCCGGACACCACCTCTTTGACAGAGTGCCGGTATATCTCGTGAGCCGGGAACACAACCATCTGGTTGCTGCGTGGCACGTATGCGTGGTCAAGGTTGTTGAAGTACAACTCGCCGCCAACGCAGTCGACATCCAGATAGATGATCGCTGTGCAATAGGTCAAATTGGAATTGCCTTGCGCTTTTTGCAAGAACCTGACCGGATAGTGGAAGCCGTCAGAGTGGGGCTGCATTAGAGAACCCTGGACATAAGAAATAAATATCGGCTTGATGTGCTGGGTCAAGGGCATGCCCATCAGAGAAGAGGTCAGCCCTGTCAGCTTGTTGTCAAATACAGCCTTGATGTCCTGGTCGTAGCACATGAATCTGTGCGCATCCGGAAGCGGTGTCCTGTTTACTTTTTCTTTGGCGATGTAGGAGTTGAAAAGCGAATACTCTTCTTCATCCAGCACCCCGTCCAGGACGCGAATATTTGCTATCCAGTTGTCCTTATTCGGGACTTGGGCCCTCAGAGAATGGTCCTGCGAAGACTTCACGAATCCAGGATAGCGACGATTCGTCCCACGTGTAGTTGACTGGGAATCCCATCTCAACTTCAATCGGCATTGCAACTGGCGGTTGCCAGTCGTGATTCTCGTCCAATGTCCACGACGGGTAGGGCTGAGGCTTGATGAAGATGTCGTTGGCCTCATCGTATGAATAGCCAACGCCAGCAAACTGCTTGCGCAGATTCCAGTTGTAGCTGGTTCGCTTGCACTTCAGGCCGTGAAAGTTGCCGTAGTACTCCTCCCAGTCAGAGATACCGTCTACGACCTCGTCCTCGTTGCGCCCAGTAATTACCTGGACAACAAGATTGTTTTCGTCAATCAGCGCGTAGTGAGCCATTAGTTGAAAGTAACCGTTCCACTGCCAGCAGTGCAGTTAATGAAACTGTACAAGCCGGTGGTCCCAGACGTATAAGTAACCCCAGCAGAAACAGTTGCCGTTGCAGTGCCAGTCAACCAGCGAACAATGACGCGGCCAGAGCCGCCCTGGTATTCGCCTGAGGGAGCATATGCATACGGAATGCCACCGCCACCGCTTGCGTAGTTGGCGGAACCCGATGTGCCAACAGAGCGGCCACCACAGTCTCCGTGGCCTTCGTGTCCGCCCGAACCCTCGCCCTGGCCTCGCGAACGACGGTAGTTGCAGCCTTGGTTGTCGGAGGTGTGTGATTTCGCACCGCCATTTCCGCCTGCTCCATGGAGCAGTGAGGTACCAGTTGCGCTGGTTGAAATAGCAGCTCCACCCATGCCCGAGTACTGGAATCCACCGCTCACAAATGTGTTTTCGCCAGCGCTTCCAGCACCACCGCCACCGCCACCGGGGAATCTGCCGTTTCCATTGCAGTCGCTTGTATTGCTACCTGTGCCACCGCCGTATCCCTGATTTGCGGTACCAGCGCCTCCAGCGCTAGCACCACCACCACCACCGCATCCACCATTCGTTCCCGTTGTTCCGCCACCAGTTGATGTGATGTTGTGGAACACAGAGTTGCTTCCATTGGCGCTCTGCGCACCACCGGCTCCGACAGTCAGCGTAAGTGCAGTACCAAGATCGACGGGAAGTACTGGTTCAGCTGATGCACCGCCACCAGAACTCTCACCGGGGATCGACGAACGGTATCCACCACCACCGCCTCCACCAGCCCAAGCGGCACCACCGGCACCACCAGCAGCAACAACGAACTCCACGTTGATGCTTGCTGATCCGCCACGCCATAGCGAGTCAACCTGGCCGGTGCCAGTGCGGCGACCACGCGGGCGCAGCTGACCAGCTAGTGACTTCCCGCCCTGGGTGTTGATTTCCTGCCGAGGCATCTCGACCTACGAGATTCGGTTGACGTATCCGCCAATGAGAACGACGTTTGCCGTAGCTGCGAACGCGGTAATCGTGCGCGCAGCAGACCCCGTGCCAGAAAGAAGCAGGCCGGGAACAATCAGATACAAACCGTTTTCTGCCTTGACGGTGTACTCGATCAAGTCGTCAGGTGACGAGGTGCCACCAAACTCAATCGTCAACTTGCGATCCGTCGTATCGGTGTTAACCGCGTACAACCAAACTTCGTCAATGGCGCTTGACGACGTGCCGGTCGCGTGAATGGTCGTGCCAGTCGTAGCGGTAGCAGCGACCTTGATGAGTCGACCACCCGTCGACCCGCTGAGATGAACCTTGCTGAATGTTGCCATGTCGCTCCTATGTTAGCCGAAGATTTGTCCGGCAAGAACAATCTGATCATCTTCGACGCCAGCCCAACGGAGACCAGTGGTCTCGCCAGAAGCTGCCATCAGGATCGCCCCATCAGCACCAACGCCAAGTCGGTTTACGGTATCAGCCGCGGTGCCGACAATGAGATCGCCCTTGGTGGTGACAACGTCAGTCGTCGGGTCGGTGCCCCAGACCGGGTCAGTGCCATCTGACTTAAGAACCTGGCCGTTGGTGCCAACAGCAAGACGAGCAGCCGTGGGACCGCTACCCATGTAGACGAGATCGCCGCGCGTGGTCAAGCGCGACGCAATGAAGTTTGCCTCGTCTGCTTCAGTTGCAGTGAAGACTGGGTAAATGGTCGCGCCGGAGGCGTGTGATTGTGCGCTCGTGTTGTCCTGGGCGCGGGTGAGCGTCAGCACTGAGCTTGAGATCGTTGCCGAGCACTTCTCTTCAGACGCGGTACCAGGACTAATGACGACGAAGAATGGCTCTGCCCCGGTGGGCCACCCAGTTGTGGCAGCAAGCGTGCAGGAGGTGTCGCCAGCGCCAATCGCGTTAACGATCGTCGTCTGTGCTGCTGCACCCTTGTACTGTCTACGTGTTACTGCGGCCATACCTTCCTTACCTTACACTACGCATGACAACGATAGCAGTGCCTTCGAAGTCATTTTTGTTATGGGACTGGGTTACCTGCCGGTACTGCATTTGGACGTTCTCCACCACAACAGCAAATGTCGAAGTGTTTTCCTGGTATGAGATAACCCTGGGGGTGTCCACCAGGTCGCGGAGGAGCGCCATCTCGTGGTCCACGTCCTGGTAGTACTCGCGTCCGTTGATATTTAGCTTGTGATGCATCAGCACCGGCACGGTAAAGATCTGGGATCGAAGGGGGGCGGCGTAAGCACGGGCCATCCAGCGAGTGACTGTTGGGCCGACCATCCCAGATGCAGCCCTATTAAGGGTCACCTTGACCTCGGCTTCAAATACCTTGGCCTCAAGGCCGTCGATTGTCTTGTCCCTGGCGTCCTGGGTGTCAAACAACTGGAAGTTTTCAAACTCCCCACCGTCCGAAGCGACCGCAACGCGGATTGAGCCGTCAAGCGGCAGGCAGCGGATGTCCAGCTTCGGGATGAACTTGGCGTCAGGGACACCCCAACGGTAGATGCCTGATCGCAGGTAGCCGGAAGAGACAAGGTTGGTGGCGTGGGGAATGTACACACCCTGACCTGCGACGGTGAACATGGGCTGGTTGTTGTACTCGTGGATCGCCACCACCGTCCCCTGGGTGGTTGCCATCAGGTCGGAGGCGTAGGCGGGCTGGTTGGTGGAAATGAACACCGAGATGTCCATGCGTCCGATGCCAGTGGAAGTGGCATCAAAGTTGGTCCACGCGAAGTACACGTACTGGCCGATGCCTGCGAACGCGGTGATCGGGGTGTTGATGTTGTTCAACGGTCCGATGATGAGGTTTCCGTTGTCGTCTGCGGTGCACAAACGGAACCCTGTCGTTGTCCCGATAATGACGTAACTGAGGTAACCGTAGATGCTTCGGATGATTTCACCCTGAGGAAGTTCCGCTGCGACAGAGGGGGTGGCGAGCGCGGTGCCGTCAGGTTGGATCGTGGTCTTGTACACGAGGCTGATGTTGCCTGCGGTTCCTGCCGCATAGATGTGGTTCTGTCCGGCAGCGAACCCAACCCATGTGAAGTTGGAGTTGGGATGCGTGTACAACGGGGACGGGTTGTTCGCTGATGACCCTGGCGCCGTGGTGATGTTCCAAATCTTGTGCTTGTCAGCACCCTGACCTGCGACCATGAGACGGCCTTTGACATACGACAGGTAGCCAGCCTCGATACCTGTGATGTATGCGGATGAGGTGGACACGCCTGCGTTTGTTTGGTCAATGTCTCCGTTGGCGTACGAGTAAAACACGTTGTAGCCGTTTGAGGTGATACTGTAAATGTTTGAAGCCGCGGTGCCCGTCACCGTGGTCACCGTGTTGAAGTCGGTGGTGTATTTGACGTTCTGACCGTCCGACCCGTACAGGCGACCGTCAGCGGTGGTCGCATACAGGTTGCTGTTCGCTGACGTGTACACCTTCGTGGTGTCCTTCAACAAGGTGAGGCGGCCCTTATCCCAAACGTTGACGCCTTTGCTGCCGTAGAAACGGAACGGCTCAGCATCCGAGGTATCCGAATACTGTTGTCCTGCACCGTAATGCCATGAGGACTGCGACCTGCGCCAAAGCCCCTGCGGGTTCAATGCTGCTTCACCAGGTTCCGTTGACTGGTCAACCGAGTCACGGACACGGGCATCAAACTGGCGTGTGAACTGTCCCGACTTCATGTCCAACATGTACGGGCGACCGTTGATCGCAATCGGGAAAATGTCTGGAACAAGTTCGGTTGCGCCCGTACCCGTGTAGAACGCGGTGGCGGGGTTGTATGCGTCGGTGAAACGCAGCAGCGTAGCCATCGGCTACTTCCTGAACTTGATCGGGAACTGTGCCTTGAGTCGACCTGATTCTGCAGTGATCCGTTCGCGGCGCAAACGCTGAATGTTCACCATC